CGGGAGCGGGAGCGAAAACGAGGTTGAGAACCCAAAGGCCTTCGTCTTCGTCGCCTTCGATGCGTTGATCATCACCAAAGATTGTGACTCGATTGGGGAAACCGTCCCAATCAACGTCCATGAAACGGGAGCGGAGAAATTCGATTGCGGAGTCAACGCTTTCGAATGAGATGGGGACGTCAACGGGGAGTCCGGTTGCGACGGAGTCTGCGACGGCGGTGAGGAGGTTCTCTTTCATGGGCTGACGATAGGTGATGCGTTTAATAGTTTCGTTTGTTCCATCCAGCTTGCGCCACCCGGTGGAACTCGCGATTGGCTGAGTCCTGAAGGTCGACGCTCAAATGTTTGAGCGAGCTTTGGAATCGTCCAAAGAGAAGCTGGTAATGCTTGGGGCTTTTGATTTCTCGGGCCTGCTTCATCAGCTTCATTGTCTCGGTTGCTTTCATTGGTGCGGACAGGCTAGGGGAGAGAGGGGAGAGAGTCAAAATAAATTTTGCTTTTCTTTTGAGAGAGAGTGAAAAGGGCCGGATTCATTGGGGAAAACGCATAAAAAATTTTTGAGAGCGTTTGCCTGGCGAAGCGAAAAATCGAATTTTTGAGGGGTGGAAACCGATTCCTTGCCGGATTCCTTAGCGTTCCGTAGGTTGCCGGAATGAAAATGCCAAAGGAAGTCTGGCGTGAGGCTTGCAACCTCTACCTTGCCGGAATGGATTGGGAGACGATAGCGGGCAAACTAGGCGTGAATAAAACGACTCTATGCAAACGAGCATCTCTAGAGGGAGTGACGAAAGTTAAGAGGGAGATGCAAACGGTTTGCATTGAAAAGAAAACCGAAAGCTTAGAATCGCTTTCGATCCTTGTCAGGAATCGCCTTGCCGCCGATGCAGCTGCAACGATTGAGAGGATCGAAGGTTATTCGTTGGACGGCATCAAAGATGAATCGGTTCGTGAGACTATTCTGGGCAGCGTGGCGAAGCGTTCCGCGCTTGTGTTCGGGTGGAGCGAACAAGGGGAACAAGCGAGTGTGTCCATCAATCTGTTGGGTCAGATGCCGGATAGAATCACGGAGGTGCAAGTCGTGAGCGAATCCGATTCGAAGTAAACATAACAGTGTTTGTGCGCGACGGGCTGTCTTATGATCGTCATAAGTTTTGCTTATGACAGAAAAGGATTGTTTTTCCTAGGGGATGGCACAGTTTTTGACTGGCAGGGTGGCACCCCTTTTGCGGGTGGGCTTCGTTTACGATACCCCCCTCAAAAATTTTCCGCCTTTTTGACCATGCTAAACAAAATCAAAATTGGTCAAAGTATTTCTCTATCAACAGCGGAGCGTAAGCTCGCCCATTTCGTGGCCAAGAATCGAAATGGTAAGAATCGATATTTCAACGTGGTGAACCTAAAAATCAGTGCGGAAGATCCGCATACGGTCGATCTTGAGGGAATCTGCGGCGAGTTAGCTTTCTGCAAGCTGTTCAATGTTTATCCTGATCTGGATACGGATCGTAATCCTCCGCATCCGCTCTATGACGCGATTGTCCCGCCGCCACCGGGATTTTGCATCGATGTTAAAACGACCAAGTATGACAATGGAAAGCTATTGGTCGATGCGCGCAAAGGGTTGAAAACCGACGGAGTGGACTTCTACGCTCTGATGACGGGAATCTTCCCAGGTCCGTACACATTCCGTGGAGTCATCGCGAAGGAGCATATTATCCAACCCCATAAACTTGGCCTACTCTGTGGATACAAGATCTACATGGCGGAGCAGTCGGAGCTGACCGATGAGTTTACTAATTGTGATTGACACTTTAGTCGCCCTTGTGCGTCAGTGCGCGTAACGACCTTAAGCAATGCGGAGGCTTGGTCAGCCATCGCAAAACCGTCTAAGCGGCAATGACACTCCGCGTGTAGCAGGTTGGATAATCAGCCACCGTGTGGTGGATGGATGGCCAACCATAACGCAGATAACGTCGGTTTAATTTCATAATCTCATGGCTTGTCCTAATGTCTTCAACGCCTTCGCGGTGGCTACTGAGTCGCTCGCGCAGGACGTTTACAAACGCGCCTCGTACCGCTCGATGTGGCTCAACATGATTGAGCGCGGCGAGTATCCTCAAGGTACTGGTCTGACCCAGACCTCGTTCACCACCACCTCTATCGAGCCGACTGCGGCTGAGGAGTGGTCGGCCATCACGCTCGCCAGCGGCAATCCCGGCGATAACGGTGGCGCTTGCGATGTCACCTACAATGACGTTCCGGTCGGCTATAATGCCGTTACCTGGAGTCCTGAGCGTTTCGCCCTCAAAGGTCCGCTCTTGTGTAAGGACGATCTGACCTTCGACCATCGCGTCGAGGCGTTCTTGCGAGTGTACTTGGAGAAGCTCTCCATCCGCGCTCAGCGTTCTTGGGAAACCCGTTACCAGAACATGTTCGCCAAGTATGCCATCAAGGCTGTGGCCGACTCGTCCTTCACTCAGGTTGAGACGATTCCGTCTGGCGTGAATGAGTTGCCTTGGATTCAGACCGGCTCCGCTGGTCAGGCGCTGAATCAGTCCACCTCCGAGCTTACGCAGGAGATGCTCGATGTCGCCGCCGCCACGCTGATCCGTAACGGTGCTACCAATCCTGATAGCTCTGGCTTCATCAGCTACAGCAGCGACGGCCCGGTGTTCCCGCTCTACATCGGCTTGGAGGCTTCGCAGCGCATCGCTCAGAACAACCCCGCGTTCCGTGAGGACCTGCGTCAGGCTGATATGGGCAGCGGCAGCGGCGCTGAGTTGCTCAAGCGCATTGGCGCGAATCGGGTGATTAAGAACTTCCGGCATGTTCCGAATCTGTTCCCGCCCCGCTACACCTACGCTGGTGGCAAGTACACGTTGGTTCAGCCGTTTACCAGCGCCAATGGCACGAAGGGTACGGTGTTCAGCGTCAACTCAAGCTGGGTGACTGCTCCGTTCGAGGCTGCGTTCGTTGTCACCCCGTATGTGTTCAAGTCGCACATTGTGCGTCCTGTGAACCGTGTTGGTGATTTGAGCTGGATGCCGACCAACTACATGGGCGAGTGGCAGTGGGTGACTGGTGCCTACAAGCTCGATGTGGATTGCGCCGATCCTCTGGAGAAGAAGGGTCAGCACTACGCTGAGTTCATTCATGCGCCGGAACCCATTTTCACTAACCAGGGCATGACGATCATCTTCCGTCGTTGCACCGGCGCTTTGACCACCATCATCTGCTCGTAATCGAGCTAATAATTCACAGACCCGCAGGCGTGAAAATGCTTGCGGGTTTTTTCTTTTCGGCGATTGTTGCCACCGGATTATCTCATAGGTTGTTTGTCTCACAGCTCCGTTGTTGGAGCAGCCCCTCATCGGCCCGAAAGGCTGGTGGGGGGTTTTTGATTGACATACATGCCATGAGTCTGATGCTCGCTTCATGCCGGTATTTACCATTCCCAAAGGCGTCGAAATCCCCGAGAACTTGAAGGAAGGCGAGGCTTTCCAGACGATGGCGACTATCGTTCTTGGTAAGAACGGAAAGGCGGAAGTCATTGAGATTGATGGTATGGCCATCCCCGGTTACGAGAAGAAGTCTAAGGGCAAGAAGATGGCCGAGGGAGGCGAGGAGGAGGAGTATGAGGAGGAAGAGGAGATGGAGGGGGGGTCTGCTCCTGGTGGTGGCGGTTTCATCGCCGAGGTGATGCAGCGCGGCGCTGGTCCGATGGCACGATAACCGAAACGCTAAAAAACGTATGGCCGACATTACATGCGCTGAAACGGCAACGCTGCTAAGCGAGGTTAGCCCTCTTGGTTGCCGCTCGCCGTGGGAGCGTGATATGGCGAAGCTTGCGCTTTTGAACCGCATTGCCGACGGATCTGGAACGGCTGCGGCAAATGCTGCTTCGTTTGGAACGGTTCGCTCGGTTACGGCATCCACTTCAATCGTTTCGAGTGATTTCGCGATTATCGCCAATTCAACAGCGGCAGCGATTACGGTTTCGCTTCCCCCGGCGGCAACGGCCAATGGGCGGATATTCTTCGTGAAGCGCGTGAATGCTGGCGCGAACCATGTCACTGTTGATCCGTTTGGTTCCGAAACGATTGACGGAACGGCAACTTATTCTTTGACGACGCACTGGTCCAAAGTTTCGATCATCAGCAATGGAACGGCGTGGTTCATTGTAGCAGACTAATAATATGGCCGACTCATCCATAACCTGTACCGAAGCTGCTCAGCTTATCGCCGAGGTTTCGGCAACTGGATGTCGTTCTCCGTGGGAGGTGGATATGCTTGAGTTGGCGCTTTTGAATCGTATTTCGGATTCCACTGGCGGCGCGGTCGGATTTCCGCTTACGGCGGATTTGACGTCCATTACGGCTGACGTAACGACGATAACGGCGGACGAGACTCAATTTTAATCTACGGTAAAACCCTTCAATACTTCACATGGCAAAACAAACCATTAACATCGGCGCAGCACCGAACGACGGAACGGGAACTCCGCTTCGCACTTCGTTCGATTACACCAACCAGAACTTCACCGAGCTGTATAATGCTCTTGGTGGAGGTGTTGGACTTCCTGGCGCAACCAATCAGGTCATCTTCAACAACGGAACCAATCTGGCTGGCGACGGAGGTTTGATTTACAGTAGCGCAACTGATGCTCTGACTGCTGGTTCGTTTAACCCCACGGCTTCGGCAATTCCTACCAATGGAATTTATCTGCCATCGTCAAAAAACATCGGCATAGCTGTGGATGGTGTTAATGTTCTAAACATTGACGGAATTGCTAGCCGAGTAACTACCACTGGCTCCGCCACCATCACCGGCGATCTGACGGTGCGGACGAATAAGCTGACAGTCGCAAGTACAGGTGTTGGGATTAATGGCACGAGCGCAGCCTATCCGCTGGAAATCAATGGCGGAGCCTCTGCCAGCACCTCTCAGTTCAAATCTACTGGATCGTCAGTCATTGCGCGATTCACTGATGGAACCGCTGAAACTGGTTATATTGGATCTGGCATAGCTTTAATATCTGGAATCAGCAGAACCGATTTCGGTATTGCGAGCAATGGTGCGCTCGTTTTTGGAGTTAGCACTGGACTCGGAATGACCCTGAACTCCACGGGGCTGGGC